ACACTTTGCGGCATTCAGTCAAGTTGGATGTACTTTGAAGCTGGGCGTGTTTGCGATAAGATGCAAGAGTACCTTGATTACTACATGGAAGTTGGAATCCCGCGCGATATGCTTCAATTTGATTGGGGTGGTACAGTACCCGATGAATTACTTTATCAAGGGGTGTTCGCAAAGATGGGGATAGTTCCAAAGCGAGAAACCTCCAAGCCTGTTATCTACTTTGGCAACCGCGATAACGTCAAAACCGAAAGCGAAGTAAAAACGGGTTACTACATTCTATCAATTTACGGGCAAGGAATTGGAAAAACCTTAACTTTGCAGCGTTATTTCGCGATGTACGAACGCGAATTGAAACAACTTAATGCACCTTCGCAGCTGGCAAGGATTAGGCAAGACAAGCATTTGAATCGTGGAAATTAGTATTAATAAGGCATTTGCGCCCGCGTTTGCTTCAAGTAAACGATACATCCATTTCTACGGAGGCCGAGCGTCAGGGAAATCGCACAATATAGCCCTTTACCTTTTGGGACGTTGTATGCAGCCCGATTACTTTAGGGGCGTTCTAATGCGTGAGATACACGGGTCAATTCGTGACAGCCAATTTAGGGAAATGAAAGACCTTATTGAAGCGCATGGATTAACGCCTATGTTTCAGGTTAACGAAACGACAATGGCCTTTCGATGCTTGCTCACAGGAAATACCATCATTTCAAGGGGGCTAAAGAAAACAAGCAAGAACGAAACGGCAAAGGTCAAATCCATTAAAGACCCCAGCGTTATTTGGTTTGAGGAAGCGGATGAAATAAGCGCGGAAGATTTCCGTAAGGCTGATATGTCGGTGAGAACAACACGGGGGCGGCTGCAAATCTTAATTAGCTATAATACCGATATTGAGGAAACGCATTGGCTTAGAACAGACTTTCACGACCAAGACCGCGATGATACTTTCTACTGCCATACGACATACGAAACCAATGCAAAGAACTTAGACAGCGCGTATATCCGAACGCTTACCACGCTGCAAACAGTAGACCCCGACTATTACCGAGTTTATGTTCTTGGACTTTGGGGTGGTAAAAAAGTAGTTGCACCTTTCGCCCATGCGTTCGACCGTAGCACTCACGTTAAGCCTTGCAGCTACAGCCCGACCCGACCGCTTTACATTTCGATGGACTTTAACATCGACCCGTTTGCGTTTATCTACTATCAATTTTGGCGCGATACGGAGGGCTACCATTTGCACGTATTTGAGGAGGAAACGATATTAGGCGGCACGGTTGATGAAGCAATTAACCGAATCAAAAACAAGTACGGCCAAGCATTGCATCTGTTAACCATACAAGGCGATTACAACGGCACTAATCGCAGCATGGTATCGCCCGACAAGTTGAGCGTTTACAAAACTTTACAGAAAGGGTTACGTTTACAGGATAGGCAATTCGATTTAAGACCAAACCCGAAACACGTTAACAGCCGAAATGATGTCAACTATTTTCTGCGAAACTTTACAGACTTTAGAATCGACCCGAAATGCTTATATTTGACCCGTGACTTTGAACGTGTTGAAATTAACCCAGATGGCAGTATTCGCAAGTCAGACCGTTCACAGGGTAACCAAAGAGCCGACCATTTAGACGCTGCACGATACATGATTAACGGTAAAGACGTGCAGGCTTGGGCAAACATTCATAGGAAAACAAACAATGGATAAATTACCACATCCATCGCGTATTTTTAAGACGCCTAACGATTTACTTGAAGCGTGGAAAGCGTACAAGAAAAGCCTACAATCTAAAGCGTTGGAATGGCCTAAAATTCAGTATGTCGGTAAAGATGGCACAAGAGTTGAGGACTATCCAAAGTTGCCTTTGGTAATGGATGGCTTTGAATCATTTTGTTATGATTTTTATGGATGCGTTAACCAATACTTTGATAATAAAGACGGGTATTACGATGACTTCGTTACTATCTGTTCGCATATACGTAAGGAAATAAGAGCCGACCAAATAACTGGCGGGCTATTGGGTAACTACAATGCAAGCATAACCAATAGGCTTAACAACCTAACTGAAAGCACAACAACCGAATTAACAGGCAACTTGCCGACCTCGGTTACATTTAACTTCACCGATATGAGCGGTTCAAATGATGAAGACTGAACAAGAACGCATAATTGATAAGCGCGTAAAAGATGCGGAGTTCATAAAGCAGTTGGAGGGCGTTAGTTATCGATTGGGTTATATCGTGACTAAGGAGTTACCGATATGTGAGCAAGTGCGAATTGAATTAGACTTACCAATGGCACAGGAATTAGGAATTGACCCATACTGCGAACTTGCTACATTCCTTGCCTATGTAATCAAATACTACAAAAAGAAACAAAATGAGCTGCTATAATTGCGGAGGTTGCTCCGAAACTGAACGAATGAATTTGTGCCTTGCGTCCGTTAATTTCGGTACGTTTCCAGTCAGCACATCGGTAACGCTAACCTTTGAATCACTTGCGGATGGAAGCGTTAGTACCGTTACCCAAACAAGCACAAACGCGGGTAACCTCACAATACTTGCAGCCGCGTTACCTTCATTCGTGGCGGGCGTTCGGTACAAGGTAAGCGCATCACACACGTGGACGGGATTAACGTGTGCAATAGTTGAGTTTGGCTTAGTACAGGGCGCAAGTGGAATAGTTACGGGTGCTGCTAATGTGTTGACCGTATGCAATTAGGAATAATCATTCTTACGTCCTTAGTTTCCGTTGGCTTTCACTTGGCTACAATGGAACTAATCTTCACATTCTACGGGCTGCCTGAGAACTTTTACCTATCACTAAGCAAGCTGCACCAAAAGCTATCCAAGCCGCTTTGGTATTGCCCTACTTGCATGGCTTCGGTTTGGGGTACGATTGGACACTTTTACTTAGGTGGCGAACTATACCTTTGGCCTGTTACCGTTCTATCCGTTGCATTTCTAAACACACTACTTAACAAATGGGTATCAAATTAGCAAACCTACTTTTTGGGGCGCAACGTCTAAGCGATTGGCATAGGGCTAACCAAGCTACCAACGTGCGTAGTGGAATGGTAGCCGAGTTCAAAGATGACAAAGGACGGTGGTATTACTCATTTCGTGACGAGGGTGATGTCCCTATCACACGCCTATCCGAAGCCCACACGCACCTACAATACATGGCAGCGGGGTTAAGTTCTGAAACGTGGAAGCAAGCACTTGAAACGATTACCGTATGCCTTGCCAAACAGGACATTATCAAAGCTGGCGTGGTAATTAACGACCTGACCGACCTTGAAAAGAAGATCGTGAACTTGGATGCTTTGGTGAACATTATCGCCATCAACTACGTGCGCGAAGACGAGGACGTGTCAAAGATTAGCGCGTCCATCCATGCTGAAAAGTGCGACTACCTTAAGCATGAAACGGAGGAAGGTCGCTTTTTTTTTCGACTGCCCATGTTCATCAAATTACTGAGCGGGCTAACGGTTTCCAAGCAAGATGCAACGACCTTATCGAGAAACTTTCAACTGGTAAGCGAAAATCTGAAAAGAAGGTGGTCGATTTTACGTTCAGAGCAGCCCACCAACGAATAAGCAAGCAACGGCTTGAGTGGACGCGATTCCTTCGCTTTATGGGCAAGGATTCGGACGGGTTCGCAAGGCTACGGGATATGGGGCGTTCCGACTTCCTTTTGGAATTGTTTACCTTTGTGGAATCGCGGTTAAGCGAGATTAAACAGGCGAAAGATGGCAGACGAAATAGTAGCAAAGTATAGGGTTGATGTAGATAACGCAAGTAAAAGCCTAACAGACCTTTCTAACCGCGTACTATTTTTAGAATCTAAACTCGAAAAGGCGGGCGCAAAAGGGTCGGCAGCGGTTAATAATATAGGTTCAAGCGTACAAGGTCTTGGCTCAAAGTTTGCCAATTTAGGTAGCACAATAGCTGGAGCGTTTGGTATTACGGCTGGCATTGCGGGCTTTGTTTCCATCATGCGTAACGCTATCGGAATCACTACCAACTTTGAGGCGCAAATGTCAAAGGTTAAGGCGGTAACTGGTGCGACTGCAAAAGAAATGTATGCGCTTAATAATTCAGCGAAAGCATTAGGGGCAAGCACTAAGTTCACAGCAACCGAAGTAGGACAACTTCAAGAAGAGTTCGGTAAGTTAGGTTTTACCACGAAAGAGATATTAGCGGCAACCGATGGAACTCTTGCCCTTGCTGCTGCCGCTGGCACTACTCTAAGCGATGCGGCAAGTGTAGCGGGTTCAACTATTCGCGGTTTTGGATTGGATGCGAGCGAAGCGGGGCGGGTTGCTGACGTTATGGCTTTGGCGTTCTCAAAGTCAGCATTGGATATTGAGGACTTTAGAGAATCTATGAAACTTGTCGCACCTATCGCTGCGGCTGCAAACATCGACCTTGAAACAACTACCGCATTATTAGCCCGACTTTCTGACGTTGGCCTAAAGGGTTCGATAGCGGGAACGGGCTTAAAAAACCTACTATCAAAACTATCTGATACCAGTAGTGTACTATCACAGGAATTAGGATTTACGGTTAAAAACTCAAACGACCTATTCAGAGCGTTTAAGCAACTTGAAGGCGGTAATATAGACCTAACGGCTGCCACCGAATTAACCGATGAAAGGTCAAAGGCTGCATTCCTTTCTTTGATTAAGGGAATTGACACGGTGCAAGAATTAAAGACGGCATTAGATGGCGCGGCTGGCTCGGCAAAGGTTATGGCTGACATTATGCAAGACAACTTTAAGGGCGCGGTGGATGAATTGTCAAGCGCATGGGAGGGTTTGGTGTTGCAGTTAATTAGTACGGAGGAAGCGGAGAAAGCGGTTAGGGCTTTATCTGAAATGATACGCGGTCAAGCGGATGCAATGGCCGAATCGAATGAGCAATTTGTACAGGGTAAACTATCACTTGATGAATACAAGGAATCGTTACTTGGTATGTCGGGGCTTGGTATATTAAGAAGCGGTGAGGATATTGCGGAACAATATAGGAATGCAAACATTGCGCTTGCTGACCTACGGGCTACACAAGGAAAGGGAGTAGATGCTGAATATTTCAGGAAACAAGTAGAGCAACAGGCAACGGTTACCCAGCTACTTTACGATAAGTTACTTATTGCGCGTGAGGCATTAAAGGAATTTAGAGATAGGCAAACAGACGTAGGTGATAACGCTCCAACTGTTGACGCGGTTAATAACTTAGCAATTGCACTTGATAATGTGGCTGGTGCAAATGGTAGTGCAGAGGTTAGAATAAACAACATCGAAACGCTATCAAATGAATTAAAGATACTCAAAGAGCAACTTGAAAAGTCGGCAATCGGTGGTGGCACATTTTGGAAGATACTTGACAAAATTGAAGCTAAGATTAAGCAGTTAACACAAGCGCAAGCGATGACAAAGTTTGCGGAAGCGTTAATACCCGATGAAGAACCCGAAAGTCAGGCTTTAATGAATAAGATAACAGCAGAATTAGATGCTGAAAACAAAATGCTTGATGGTAAAAAGGAAGCGCATGAAGAGTTCAACGAATGGCAAAAGGGGGAACTTGAAAACTGGGTACAAACTCAATTAGATGCTAATAAGGAAACCACTAAAGCAACCGAATTAACTGAGGAAGAAAAACGGCAAATATGGGAAGCCGCTGCAAATACTACTATTCAGTTAATTGGAATGGTTAGCCAATCCATACAAGAGGGATATCAAAGAGATTTACAAAACTTAGATGAGCGGCTTAATCAAGGATTAATTTCAGAACAGGAATACGACAAGGAAAAAAGGGAATTATTAAGCAAACAAAATGATGCGGCCAAACAGGCGGCTATATTCCAAGCAATAATAAACACGGCATTAGCGGTTACAAGTGCGTTAACTGCTGGCCCTATTGTTGGCCCTATATTAGCAGCGTTGGCGGGTATTTTAGGCGCGGCACAAATCGCGTTTATCACATCACAGCAACCGCCCCAATTCGCTAAGGGTGTTGTAGATTTGCAAGGTGAAGGTACAGGAACAAGCGATTCGATTAGTGCCAAGTTATCAAAAGGTGAAAGCGTTATCACAGCTAAGGAAACAAGCAAGCACAAAGGGCTATTGGAAGCGATGAATAAAGGACTTGCCGAAAAGTACATTCTAAGTAATTACGTAAAGCCCGCGTTGGATTCTGCGATGTTAAGCGGATTCGCAGACATGGGCAAGAGTGCGGAGGTTAACGGGTTAACAGCCAATCTAAAAGACCATAACATTATCGCGGCAATGGATAGACACAGGGCAGCCGATGTAGCTGGGTTCAAAATGTTAGCGGCTAAATTAGACCGTAGACAACCTAAACGTGGAGGATATGCTTAGTATTACATCGACCGACTTTAGCATTGCTAACCAACCTAATGGCATAACCGAATTAACGCATCGTGTATATTACTCAAGTGAGTTAAGCGGTTTTCTTGAAGAAATAAACGGGGAATTAACATTTCACGGTGCAGACTATACATTCCTTAGACGTGCCTACCTTACCAACTCATGCAATATAATACCCTTTGAAATATCGGACGGGTGCGGTTTGGTATTGGACTGCAATATGTTTTTGAACGAATGCGAGTGGCGGCCTGACTTATGCCAAGTCAAAGGGCAGCTTGTAGATGCTGGGTTCTTATCGCTTATTGACCAGAACATGGGGATTAAAGCCTATGTGAATGTCGGGCGGTCAAAGAATGATGTAGATATTTCTTCGAGTGTTTTGGAGCAAACTAATCTATACTATTACGGGCAAAACCAACAAGGCGGTGGCGGTGATATTGCAGCGCAAAATCGTGTAGGCGTTCGGGTTTACGATGCCTTTAAGATGCTTGTTGCCTTTATGACTGATGGGGCATTGGGGTTTGAATCGGATTTCTTTAGACCTGATGACTTAGGACGCGGTTATTACACGCTTATCACAGGCAACTCGCTAAGGACGGGCGATATAAATAGTTGGCCTTATATTTCGTTTGAGGAACTTTACAAGGACTGCCAAAGGTTGTTCAATTTATCGTTTACAACTGAAACGGTAGGCGGTGTTAAACGGCTAAGGATTGAACCCACTTCATTCTTTAGGCAAACAAATAACAGTATTACACTTGCCGACCCTGATGCTGTTTTCCAAACATCGAACGAAAAGAGTTTTTATCAAAAAGTTGAATTTGGATCTAATGAATTTGATAACGATGATTATACTTATTTTCCAAAGGTTGCATTCTTAGGGGCAAGGAAGGAGGAATACCACTTAGGCGGCCAATGTAATACCAACAACGTATTGAAGCTAAGAACGGAGGTATTGATAACCGACACGAACCGAATACAAGCCGCGTTACCAGTTGCAAGCGGTGGGGCTGCTGACCCGTCAAACATAACAGACGAGGACACGTATTTAATTCTTCACTACTCCGATAACAGCGTAGCCAACTATCCTAATCCGTTATTTCCAACTACATTAGTCTACTTTAATGAGTTGCTTACTAACTTTCAAACCGCGTTAAGGTGGGGCGATGGCATACCTAACTCTATTTATTTGTTCTTGGGGTCGGGGTTAAACGGGGCGCAAGGGGTTACGTTATCTAATTACGTTCCAAGTTATCAAACGCTTTCGGGTATTTCGGCAGCGGCTTACTTGTCATTTCCATTTGACACTTTTCCAAACGGTTACGACCCGAACGGAAACTTTGTTCAAAGTACCGACAACCTACTTTTAGGCGGCACACCTCCAGTTATTTGGACATTAGGGCAAAGTATGTTCGTTGCCCCTATTGATGGGATTTACACCGCGCAGGTTCGCTTATTGATGGCAAACTTTGACTCTCAAGCGTTCCACAATTTATTCATATCGCGTTTTGATACCGTTGTGAGTGGCAACATTGTTTCGTTGCAAAATGGAGATATACCCGAATTAGGAAACCTAAATTTACAAAATGGCGTTTGGGTTTGGGAGGGGTCGTTTACTTTTAACTTGCTACAAGATGAGCGGTTAGCGGTGTTCTTTCAAATATCACAATCACCCGTTACTATTTTAGCGGGTTCATCTTTTACAGTAGGCAGCAACTTCACAATATCACAGACGTACAACCCCCAAGATGCCAACCTAATTGATACCGCCATCAAATACCCGATTACTTCGCAAACATGGCAAACCTATCTAAACAATAGGCATGGTATAATATCCGTTCCATTTAACAACGGGGCAATACAAGGAAGGACAAACGACCTTAGCCGCAACCTTCACACGGGAATGACCGAGGTTAAAATAGTTAGTACCTTTGGGCAAACTGAAATATGAGCCTCGACTTAATCCCATACCAGCCGTTACCCTTTGGATTAGAGGACAACTGCACCCTACCGTGTTATGAGGGTTGGATGCAAAAGGTACAAGGCAGCACAGACGTTACATCTATTCAATTCGCATACGGGGCTTGCGCTAATACGTTTAGCGAAACGATAGATGGCAACTTTACAGGCGGTGGAGTTGACTGGATACAAGGCGGATTGTGGACGTTTCCTGATACGCGGGCTGTTAGTCCAATAGGCGGTGCTGGTTATATTCGGCAAGCAATAGCCAATGCAAGCGGTTTATATTACGAACTGGAGTTTACAATTGTGGTAAATAACGGGCTAATGTTGCTGAACTTTAGCGATGGAACAATCATTCCCTATTCAGCAAGTGGAACGTATACCTACACGTTTGAAAGCGTGGGCAAGACTTACGTGGAGTTCTTTTTCAATTCAGCGTTAGGGGGTACGGTTGCTAATGTTATAATGAAGCCGATTTTAACGCGGGTTAAGTTGGGGTTATTTTATCAAGATGGCACGTTTTTAGCATTTTTAGATGATCCAATATATGCTGCCGTAACCTACAACAACGGATTTTTAACGTATAACATAAATTGGAACGGGCTTGGTTTTCCCGAAGGTTGCCTTTACTTAGCCGCTTACGACCCTTGCCAATGCTCGCAGTTTGGATTTGCTGGTGATGACTTCCAAAGCCAAGCGCAATGGGATGTATACGCGGGCGGTGATGACTTAATTGTTATCACAGGCGGAACGATGCAAGCAAGCGCGATAGGTACTGCATCGCACTACGTTAGGCGAAGGGATGTTCTTTGCCGAGATGTGGCGTACACAATCACGTTCACCATTAGCGGAATGCAAGGATCGGATACATTCCAATTTGCATCGGGGCTAACAAGCGGAACTTATTACGACACGGACGGAACGTATACGGAGGTAATAACCCCAACGTGGACAAATGATGACCCGTTGGATTTGCGGTTCTTATTCTTGTTGGACATTGCTACTTTGCATTTCGTATTGATTACCGATTTCACTATTGAAGCGGTTACTCCAATAGCTACTTACACAAGCGTGGCGTTTGAATTGAAAAATACCTTTTGCCAATGCACAGTTTTAGTTTCAGCCTGCGGTAATGGTGACCAGTTTAATATGGGATTTGTTGGCACGGGCTTTAACCCGTCTATTCGCTTGGAATCAACTTTAAGGACTTCAAACTACCCAACTACCCGTGAAGCCTATGAGTTCAGCACAGGGCAAAAAAAGACTACCTATATGCGTACTCGAAAGGCGCGGTCTTTTGCTTACGGTGCGCCCGAATACGTGCATGACTTTATACGTTTAACGCTTGGGTTTGATAACGTCTATTTAGATGGTAGGGCTTCATTCTGCGAAGATGAAGAACCGCCATCGATAAGCTGGAGCGATGAAGTTGATTTTGGAGTTGCTACTTATACGTTCAGCGATGCCGTAGAATTAACCGAGAAACGGCCATGTGCAGACGGTGTGCCTTTGGGATGCGACATTAATGGTGTCGAATTGGAGGTAAACGTAGGCACACGCAAGCCCATAATAAACACATCAACAGGCAAGACAATAAACATACCTAAACCGATATAAGATGGCAAGTATTAACGTCAATAATTTACCAGCAAAGGCAGCCGCAGCAATTACAACGGCCGACCAAGTGATGACCTTTACGGCAAGCGGAGATACTACTCAAACGCCATTTAATGAAGCGGTGGCACAGGCTAATAGTTTGAACGCAAACGCGGCCATAAACATTGCAAGCGTTACCATTCCAACGGCCGAAGTATTGACATTGTTCACTACTCCCGTACCTTTTGGAATTACCGTTCCTGTTGGGTACTATTTACGTGTGCTAGGTTGCGATGGGTATTTAGATTTTAATACAATAGCTTATGCAACCAATGGAAAACTGCTAATAAAAACCGTTGGAACTACCGACCCGCAAGCTGGATGGAGTGGGGCTCAGTTTTTATTCGGCACAACAAACCGATATTCTACAGGCTCACTAACGTCAGGAACTAGCGTTACGTCAAACCAACTAATTAGCGGTGCAGACTTGGAGGCGTATATTGATATTGGCAACCCAACGGCTGGCGATTCAGATATTACCGTTACACTTACCTACATACTAATCCCAACGCCTTAGTATGCCTACCGCAGCCGAATTACTTCGCGACAAGGTTAACGGCCTAACGGATATTCCTGACAGTTGGGTTAATCGAGTGACGGGGATACAGCCAAAGATAGCTGCAAGGTTAACGCGGTTAATGGCTAAGCTAACCACTACCAACGGAGTAGTTGACCAAACAGGCGCAAACCTTAGAACGGTCACGGCTATACTTGAGGACTTGCGGGCTTACATGACGCAAGGCGAATATGCTACGGTGATAGGTGAATTAAATAAAGACTTCATTCAGCAGCAAGCCACTTCCACAGCCTACATGACAACTTTAGGCGGGCAAGGTATCGAAACCACATTTGCAGCCCAAACATACGCAGCAAGACGGGCGCAACTTGTAGGGCAACTGGTAAACGGAATAGATGAAGCCGTGTTGAATCCCGTCTTTGAAACGCTACTTACAGGGATTGAAACCAAAGCGAGTTACTCCGATTTATTGGTAAGCGTAACGGATAGCATAGTTGGCACACCTAACTACGACGGGCGGTTACTTGCTTATTCGCGGCAACTTGTTACCGATACCATTGGCATAACGGATCGGGCGTTTACCGAGATTATCGCAGCAGACTTAGGCTTAGAGTGGTATCGTTACACGGGAGGTTTAATGGACACGACCAGATGCTTTTGCGAAAAACGCAACGGCAAGTGGTATCATAAAAAAGAGATTGAAAGCTGGGGCAACAAAGAGAATTTAGGCGAATGCAACACAGGCAAAGGATGGGCGGGCATGAATCGCGCTACTGATTCAAGTACAATCTTTGCCTATGCTGGTGGCTATAATTGCCAACATTCTATATTGCCAGTTTCCGAAGCAGCAGTACCTATTGAAACTTTGAAGGAAGCAATAGCCAAAGGATTCTATAAGCCCGATGCAAAAACCCGTAAACTATTGGGAATATAGTTTAATTTTGCGCGTGAATGATTGCACTAACGTCTATTTCACCACGCCACGCGATTGGTGATGCTCAAATAAAAGCAGTTGAAAGTTGGAAAGCGCAAGGTTGCAGAGTTATATCTTTGAATACGGCCAGCGAAATTTCGCTACTTAAAGACCGCTACGATATTGAGTTTGTCGAGGTAACGGTAACCACAAAAGGGCTATACAAAGCACCTTATATTCTGATTAGTTCGTTTATAGACCACGCAAGGAATAACGGGTTTGAATCAATAATGCTAATCAATAGCGACATTATTCTACGCGGGTCGGTATCGGAGTATTTCAGCAAATGCAAACAAGGTTTGGTATTTTGCAACCGAACGGATTTTAACCGCGATTTTCAAGACCAAAAGTTATACCCTAATGGCTTTGACGTTTTCTTTATTCACTCCGACTATTACGATTTGATACCTCACACGCTATTTGCAATGGGGCAAACATGGTGGGATTATTGGCTACCGTATCGCTTCATTATGAGCCGCGTGCAGTTGTTTCTAATCAAAGACCCTATATTTATGCACGAACGCCATCCCGTGCAATACAACGCTGATGAATGGCACAGAATGACAAGGCACTTTAGTTGGGTGGAAAACTACTTAGAAAGAGGGCGGCCACAGGACATAAACAACACGGTGTTTAGATTGATTCAAGCCAAATGCAAATAGACATTCTAATAAGGACTTATCCCAAAGATTACGAGTGGCTGCACTTAGCCCTTGCATCTATTCAAAAGCACGTCACGGGCTATCGTAATATCGTTATTTGCACACCAAAACCGCGCGGATTGGAACACCTAACCGCTGAAAGAGTAGTTCAAGTACCTGACCTTCCTGATGGTTACATTGGGCAGCAGCTGACCAAGTTGGAAGCATGGAAATATACCGATGCCGATGCCGTTGTGTTTTGGGATAGCGATGTAATTGCCATCGAACCGTTGGATGTTAACGAGTATTTTGAGAATGGAAAACCTATCATTTGGAAAACACGTTATTCAGAAATTACTTGCCCATGGCAACCGATAACCGAAGCCGCGATGAAATACATGGTGGAGTGGGAATATATGCGGAGGATGCCTTTAGTTTACCACACAAAGACGCTAAAGAACGTATGTATGTATTTAGAGGAAGTTCATAAATTACCGCTGTTCACTTACCTAAGCCGCGTTCCTTATCGTTCCTTTTCGGAATTTAATGTGATGGGTGCATTTGCCGAAGTGCATGAGCCGAAAGGTTACGTATTCAAAGATACCAACGGGGCTGATATGCCAAAGATTAAGGCAATGCAGTTTTGGAGTTGGGGCGGGATTACTAATGATGTTTTAGCGCAAATCAAATGATTATACACGAATTTCCAAACGGTAAAAAAGTAGCGTTAATTGAGGACGATACTCACATAAGCAAGTGGGTAATTGAGAACCAACGCTTAGACCACGACCGAAGCACGTTACCGCTATTAGATGAATTTATCCATCGGGGCTTTACGGTAGTTGACATTGGGGCTTATATCGGTGACCATACCATTGCCTATTCTAATCGGGTCGGGTCGCGTGGTTCTGTTTACGCATTTGAGCCAAACCCGAAAGCCTTTGAATGTTTGGAGTATAATTTGAAAGGCAAGGATAACACGGTATGCTTTAAGCGTGGGGTAAGCGACAAGAAACACACCATAGGATTAGCCCACGATATTAACGCTGGGGCTACTCACGCCATCGCAGAGGGCAATATCCAATGCGTTTCATTAGATTCAATTAACCTACCCGAATGCGACTTCATTAAGATGGATTGCGAGGGTATGGAAGTCAAAGCGTTAAAAGGCGCAGCGTTAACCATTAAAAAATTCGCACCTACTATGTTAATAGAGGTGAACGAAACCGCACTTGAAAGGCAAGGTGAAAGCCGCGCTTCTTTGCTTGCCTTGTTGGATTCTATGGGATATGAGTACCGCAACCTTTACAAAAATGAGGGATTGGAAGGGGCGCAAGTGGACATTATTTGTACTCCGATATGAAAGCATTTGTAACTGGTGCAACGGGTCAGGATGGAAGCTATCTTTCGGAGTACCTTCTTAGCTTAGGCTACGAAGTACACGGCATGATTCGCGCAAGTTCAAACATCGTGCAAGAATCTAAACGGTTAAAGTTGTGCTACTCAAACCCGAAATTCCACACGCACTACGGGGATATGACCGACCCGTTAAGTTTGGAGCGGATATTAACAGACGTACAGCCCGATGAAGTTTACAACTTAGCAGCACAATCACACGTACGCATTTCTTTTGACGTGCCGCAATTTACCGTTCAAACCGATGCCGTTGGCGTGATTAACTTGTTGGAATCGATGCGGAGGGTTTGCCCGAATGCCAAGATGTACCAAGCAAGCAGCAGCGAAATGTTTGGGCTTAGTTGTGATGCGGACGGCTACCAACGCGAAACAACACCGCTCAATCCTGTTAGCCCTTACGGCTGCTCAAAGGTATTCGCTTACAACGTGGTTCGCCATTATCGGAGGGCTTACGGAATGCACTTGAGTAATGGGATTCTATTTAACCACGAAAGCCCGCGCAGAGGTGTTGACTTTGTAACGAATAAGGTAGTCAAGGCTGCCGCAATGATAGCACACGGCAAACAGGACAAACTGGAGTTGGGCAACTTAGATGCAAGTAGGGATTGGGGTCACGCTAAAGACTACGTGAAAGTGATGCACGCCATGCTGCAACTTAGCGAGCCGACTGATTACGTATGCAGCATGATGGAAACGCACACCGTACGCGAGTTATGCGAGTTGGCGTTTAGTTACTTCGATTTGAATTATCGCGATCATGTAACACTTAACCCGAAATACTTACGTGCGGAGGAACTGCCATACTTGAAAGGCGATTCGACAAAGTTGCGGAGCGAATTAGGATGGCAACCGACATACACTTTTGAAAGTATGATAATCGAAATGTGCCAGCATTGGACTGATGAGATAAACGGCAAAGAAAGCACACGCTAAAAATTAACTAACTTTGTGGCATGGCACGAAATATAAAGATACGTCCTCAAGATAGGCCAATACGGGGGCGGTGTGGCGGCAAAAAGTCAGGCTGCCAATTGACTGACTTTTATATCGTAATGAAACAGGCAGCATGAACGAGGTCGATGTTAGGCGGTTATTAGATAATGTTCTTGAAGTTGAAAAGAACACTAAAAAAGGTGATATTCCTAAGTATCGGGATGGTTACGTTGCCGCAATCGAGCAGCGCAATTCTATACTTGTCCATGCAGACCCTAACGTATTCCCCGAAAAGCTATTTAGAAACCGCGCCCCGAATCAAGATTTGGAGCAACAAAAGTATATAAAGGACAATTATACCAACACCACATCGCAAGTATTCCAAGACTACCTAACCGTTATTGGTAGGGCGTTTATAGATTCCAACTGGCAAGTAATACCGAAAGAAGGTAGTGAGGATTTGATGAAATACCTACTTACCGACTTGCCTATTTATGGATCTGTTGAAACCTTTGTGAAAGGCGTATTACCTTCCATCAAAACAAAAGATGCAAACGGTTTGGTTGCCGTTATGCCGCACGGATTTGAGTATGTAGAAAGTGAGGATGGTGAAAGTAGAGTTGATGACCAAAAACTATTTGAGCCAACCATTTACTATTATGCCAGCGATAAGGTTATCGACTACAAAAGCGGCCATTATGCCCTTTGCGTTAGTTCTGAAATGTCACGGGTCGAGTACAACGGAAAAGAACATAGAATGGGGCGGGTTATGTATTTGTATACCCGCGAAACCATTTGGAGAATTGAGCAAGTGGGCAGACAAACCGAAAACACTTACGCAATCTTTGAATACTTTGCACACGGTGAGGGTATCTTGCCCGTTATTGAATTAAAAGGAGCGCCACAGATTTCGCCCGATGGCAGTATCTATTGGGTAAGTCCTTTTTATTACGCGGTTGGTCTGCTGAACTTAGCCTTAACAAATCGCAATTACTTACAGCTATCAATAGCTAATAGCGCGTTTCCATTTAGAATTATGAAAGCTTCAAAGTGCGAGTTCCACGATGAAGTAAGCAATTGCCAAAACGGACATTTGATTTCAATTGAAACGGGCAAAGACGTAGGTACGTGTGGGGCGTGTCAAGGTACGGGAGCATATCGCCCAGTTAGCCCGATGGGTACTTTGCTTTGGACTGATTCAGACCGATTCAGCGAAGGCCAAGCAAGCAACTACCCACTTGTCGAATACGTAGAACCGTCCACCAATGCAATGTCTTTCGTGCGTGAACAGGTGGATATTGATACCAAAGAAGCGCGGTCAATTCTGCACCTACAAACGTCTACAACCGATGTAAAGGGTTCAAAGGATATGACGGCTACAGGGATGGCAATAGACCAGCAGTCTATGTTTTCGTTTGTTAAGAGCGTGAGTGAGCAGATATTCGATGTGTTTGACTTTGCCAATCACAGGATAGCATTCCAACGCTATGAAGATGCTGACCTTGCCCCGACTTTGATTTATCCGCAGACGTTTGATTTTAGAACCGAAGCCGATATATGGGAGCAGATTAAGATGGCAAGGGATAGCGAAGCACCCGCATACATTATGCACACGTTGTTCTACCAACTAATGAACAATCTACTTAGTTCAGACGTTGATGCACAGGCGGTTCTAAGTTCTATTGTTATTGCAGACAAGTTGTTTGCTTTAAGCGACACGGCCATCGCATTGCGTAAGGCAACCAACTCAATTGAGCCGTGGCAAATTACCTTGCATGATTCGTCTATTCAGATTGCACAGGAGTTGATACAAGAAGATCCTAAGTTCTTGGAGCTGGATAATGCTGAACGTGTGGCAAAACTTGTAGAACGGGCGAAATTGAATACCTTTGTGCCTAATTCATTACTCACGAATCAAATCTTGAATGCCTAAAAATACTTTAATTAAGTGCATAGTTAACGGCAAAGAGTTACGCCTATTTAACTATGAAGCCCTAACGGGTGAGTTCTTTAGTCGGTTACTTAAACTGCCGAACATCAAAAGCATCGAAGTAAGCGACCCGAATTTAGAGGACAAATTAACCAAAGACGAATTTAGCCAGCTTGCCCAAAGGTTTGAGTACCTTGCGCCTAAAGTAAGGAAGCCCGAACCTTTGCCGTTGGAGGAATTTGAAACGCCTACCGAAAAACCAAAACAAACCCGTAAACCAAAAACAGATGCCAATTGAAGTTAAAGACCTTGCCGACTTTTTGGGCGTTACCATAACAGCCGACACCACTATTGATAACGTCAAAGAAGAAATAAACGCGAAGTACGTGCCAACTGAAAGGCATTCAACAGCGTTAGGCGAATTGAACGGAAAAGTATCACACGCCATTAAAAAGGGGTTTAAAGATATAGGGGTTGAAATTGACCCGTCTGAATTGAAAGATAAAAACCTTACTGATTTGCCATCAATTTTTGCGGGCGCGGTTAAGTCACGATTTGCCGAACTTGAAGCCGCAAAAGGTTTGACGGCTGAACAGGCAGAGGCTAAGTTTAAAGGTGATTTGGACAAGTACAAGAAGCAACTCGAAGATTTGAGCGGGCTTCATGAAGGAACGAAAAACGAATTTAACCAGTTTAAAGAAAGCGTAATTTCTGAAAAGCGTACGGGCAAAATTCAAGGCGAATTTGAAAACGTGCTAAAAGGATTGAAGTTTTCAGAAGCCGCAAGCCCGTTAGCCGTAAAGGGATTCAAAGCCGATTTGAACGAAACATTCAAATTTGATTTGAGCGAAGAAGGCAACCCGATTGTCCGCGATATTAAAGGCGAACTGATTAAATCAAAAGTTAAAAGTGGTGAGCCAGCTACCTACGAAGAAGTGATTAAAGCCAAGTTTGAAGAGTCAAAATTGGGTGCTGTAATCGATTCAAAAAAAGTACCTAACTTTGCCACCACTTACACGCCACCAATCGGACAGAATAACGTCAAGAAGGTAGCTGCAAGGCATTAATACGAATACGAGTACACTTTGGGCGTGACATCCCTTAAAATGTTTTTTGGCGAGGATTGCGGCCTACTGCATGACATCAAACCTTAAAACTAAAACATCATGTCACAATCATTGTGCGAAATCGTAACTTGCCCAGCAATACAGAACTCTTTGGATTCTGCTTTTGCTAATCAAAACAATATGGCTCCCATTGCGTTGCCATTCCTTACCCACGTAATGAGCGAGGGTAACCGTTCAGCATCAACAATCAAAGGCTTAACAGGCGCGTCTAAAGTGCGTCAGGTCGAGATTGTTTATGACCAACCCTTCCTAACCTCCGACATCAACGAGAATACTTCTGGTTGTGCGGCTAGTCACACCGAATGCGACTTTGTTGAAACTTACAGCTTTGACACGTCTTTGAACGTAGGTAAGGACTTCACAGTTAGCCCTTCCGATTTGGTTGGTACTTGCGAAGAAAATAGCGCATTTGTTGCCCGCAAAGTTCAAAAGATTATAAACGGAATTAAGGAGAAAGAAAGTGAGCGCCTTGCCCTTGCTGCTGCTACTCAATTCGGTGGATGGTCAAAGGACACTGGTGATATTCTTGGAACTAACCTTAGTGGTAACATTCTTCAGGTTAATACCACTTTGGCAAACGGAACGGATGCACGTCCTGTTAACTCTGCTTTGTTTGAGCAAATTCAAACCGCTCTTTTGATGAGCCGTATTAACGGTGCTTCAATCTTTGGAGCGAATGAGTTGGCAAGCTACTTGCGTAAGGCAATAGCTGGTGGTTCATCTGATGGACTTGGATATGACTTGATGGCAATTATCGAGCGTTTCGGTCTTGCCGCGGTTTATGACCGTCATTTGGCCAATGCTTTGGTATCGGTTAACGCTACTAACCTTGCCGTTGGTCTTGGTTCTATCGTTCCAGTTGGATTTAGCTTGTACGAAGCTGACTTCAATAAGTTGTCGGATTCTTCCAACATCGCAGATACCATCTTCGATCCAGCTACTGGCATGAAGTTCGACTACCGTATGCAACGCCTTTGTGATGATTGGAACATCAACATACGTGCAACATACCAATACTACACAGCCCCAGCATACCTTTACCAAGTTGGCAGCAACTTTGAAGGAGTAAAAGGACTTGCAGCGTTGGAAGTAGTTTGTACTGATTTGGCTGCTTGTGCAGAAGGATAATTGATTAACCTAAAATTGAAGGGGTTGGGCTAATACCTAACCCCTTTTTTTTTACTTAAATTTGCGATATGACTTGCTTAGAAACACTTATAGGATTGCAAGGGGGTTGTGCCGACATTAGTACGGCTGCAAATACCTACCTAAATACCAAAGTCACCTACTCCGAACTTTCATCTTATGTAGACCAAAACGACTACCCAAGCGTTGATGACTTGTTTATCGCGTTACGTAGTCAGGCGGTTCGTGAGGTAATTGATTCGATTACAGCCCACATGAAAGATGGGTTCGTTGCCAAGACCGTTGTAAGCACTCAAACGATTGGGTACGCTGGTACGTCCTTAGCTACTTCGGCTGCATTGGCGAAGTACAAAGGCGTTAAACTTTGGCGCAAGTACCCTATGCCTTTCTTAGCTTATCGGGTTACAAGTGTTGGGTTCATCGGTAATTACACGGGCAACGTAACGGTGTTATTTGTGGATGGTATTACGGGCGTAACTTTAGGAAGTCAGGTAGTTGCCGCGGTGGCTGGTCAAGAAATAAGCGTTGACGTGAACGCATTGTATCGCGTGGAAAAGTTGCTTATCATTTACAATGCAAGCGCGATTACAGCCTACAAAACAACCCCAACAACATCGGGGCAAACTTGCTACACTTGCCCGACATCGTGCAGCATAAACGCACACGTGACCGCACAGGCAATAACGGCTACAATAGGTGCGCCACTTACCCAATCAACTTTAAGCGACATGGGAGGGCTTATATTGAGCGTATCGATGGAGTGCGATGCGGAGGGTTGGATGTGCCAGTACAGGCAGCAATTAGCTATGCCAATACTCTTTAAGGTTGCCGAGTTGGTTATGGAATACGCGCTTTACAACACTTCGAGGGGTAACACCAACACGGTTCGCGACTATGACAAACTTGTGGCTCGGCAAAGTATGTACCGCGATAATTTCAACACGGCAATGGATAGGGTATTCAATACCGTTAACCTACCCAACGACCCGATATGTTTTAATTGCCGACGCGGCATCCAGATTAGAACGACCTTGCCATGATCCGCGAAAGGGATAGGGCTTGCGAGTGGATTAGTGGCTTAGGTTACTGCCGATTTACACGCACTTATACATCTTTTACTTTTCAGTTATGGCTCAATTAACGCCCGAACAATTTGCGGCTAAGTTGCGCGAGAAAGCAAAGGCAATAGCGTTAAACGCACCTTTACAAATTGCAGCGCAATCCGTCCACGCAGATAGGGTAATTCGGATTTTTAGCGATGGCATAAGTGGCGCGAGTTACAATAAAACAGACGCGCTTTATGTAGCCGACAAGGATTTAAGGCGGGCGGGAACTCACAAAGGCAAAACAGGCAAGCAAATAAAGACCACGTATTACCCAAGCTATTACGACCTTAAACAGCAGCAAGGCTTTGACCCGAACACGGTTAATATGCGTTTGACAAACGACTTACAAAGCGACTTTGCAAACTCACAGAAAACTAACACAACGGGCGCACCTCCAGTAGGTGAAGTAATTAAGGTAAACAATAATTTATATGTGGAAGCATTGCGGAGGTCGGAGAACGTGGATAAGCTGAAAGGCAATATAAAGCGTTTCGGTAACTTTGTGGCATTCACTCAAAAAGAGAAAGACGATTTTCAAAGGAGATACGCTTTTGAAATGACAAAACTACTTCAATCATGACCGAAGCAATAGTAAACTACCTTAATCTTAAACTTGAAACCGTTGGAAGGTTAGGGGTTATTCATTGCCTTGCTGAATTACGGAGTGATGGCACGACTACCGTACCCTACGTTTACAGCGGAACTGGGCAAGTAGTACCGATTAACATTGATGGCGGTAACTTGTCTTATTGGAGGATGGATAACCCAATTAGCTTTGAACCGATTGTTGGAAAATATGGCGTTAATCAAATGTCAGGTACTTACGACCTACGTTTGGTTGTCGTTGCAAGGCGCAAGGATAGCACAGTAGACGATGCCTTTATGCCAACAAGGTTAGCGGAGGACATCGCTAACCAAATAACGGGCAGCTTTCCCGATTTGAAACTTCTACTCAAAGCCCAATCCGTTAGCATTAGGGTTAATTCAATAGATACAAACATCCCGAAGATATGGGGCGAAGAATTTACAGGCACGCAAGTAAACGACCTTAATTATACACGGGCTATAATGGCCTTAAGCGTTTCGGTAACGGTAATTGGTAGCCGCGACTGTTGGCAGAATGAGTGCGATATTGACCCGAACATTCTGCACATCTTTGACTTTTGCAATCCTAATGTAGTCGCTGAATTAACGCCAACGCAAGTGGCCTGTTTGGAAGATGCTTTATGCGAACCTTGCTTAGATGCAACCATTGATATTAACGGGTTGCCATTCGATACCGTTCCAAGCGGAGGAACTTTAGATATTGCAGTTATTGACACGGGTTCAAATCCAGTTGGCTCACAAAGTGGAACGGATTGGGTTATCGCCAACAACGCCACGTATATAAATAGCGTTCAAGTTACTGACCAAGCCGCTGAACAAGATGCCTTTATTGCTGTTGAATTAGACGGTAATCCATCGGGAACGTGGAATTCTGGTACGCAAACTTGGGAGGTTACAAGCCCACCTTGCGCAGATGGAAACATCGAACTAAACGGTGTGCCAGTCGCTACGGTTGCAAGCGGAGGCACGGAGGACATTCCTGTACTTTCAGAGGGTTCAAATCCTGTCGGTTCTCTTGTAGGGTCAGATTGGGTAATTGAAAATAACGCCACTACAATAAACGGTGTTCAAGTAACAGACCAAGAGGCAGAACAGGATGC